CCTCTTCCCCGCCCCCTGCGACCCCCCGCAGCTGCAAGGGTTCGCCTGGGGGGTGGCCAGTAAGGAAAAAACGCTCTCGCTGGTGAGGGGCACCGACGTCGGAAGCGCGGACAACACACCATTGCGCGTCATACCCGACGGAGGCCAGGTCTCCGACCACACGGCCGGCCGCGCGGAGAAGAGGTCCATCTGCTCGGTTTCCCAGCAGTCCCTTCTCTGATTCCACCAGACTAAATGCTCCACTTGTTAATGCTCCTCGCACGTTTTCCCACACGACTAGACGCGGGCGCAGCGTCTTGATTGCCTCGAACATCGACTCCCACAGGCCCGATCTCGTCCCCGAGGCCATGCCCGCACGGCGACCAGCGAGGCTCAGATCCTGACAGGGAGAGCCACCGCAGATGACGTCGACCGGCTCAACTTCCGACCAATCAACCTGCGTGATGTCGCCCAGGTTCGTGACACCCGGCCACCGCACCTCAGCTAGACGGCACGGCCCCGGCTCGACGTCGCTCGTCCAAGCGACGCGCGCATCCGGATCAAGCGCCATGCGAACAGCCATATCCAGCCCGCCATAGCCAGTAAAGAGACTTCCGATAGTCGTCATTCTGCGGCCCCGTCTCTGTCCCATATCCTGTAATAGCGGTTCTCGAACTCAGCCTCACCGCGCGGGTTTGCGATCTCCAAGAGCACATCTGCATGGCAAGGCTGATCGAGCTTGCACCAGCAAGCCAGATCCAAGCCCCACAGATTCCGGGCTGCGCACGACGCTACGAACCGGCCTTCTCGCGTCTGCTCGATCCACTCGCGATACCGAGCGACAGCCTCATCCGCCGACGCGACAACCAGCTCGCCGCCCTCCTCAAGCTCACGCGCTGACCGTGCGACCCTAAACGGATTGCCGTATAGGCTTCCTCGCCCTACATACTTCGTGTGCGCCGGCATCTTCCAGCCGCGAGCGCGGCGGCGCTGGATCCTGATCGGGAGCCTCATCGCTGCTCCTCAGCCCAGACGCCGACCTCCACGAGCTCGGCAGGCGTGTAGCCGCGCTCGCGGGTGAAGCTGATGACGGTTTGTGCGCAGGCTTTGTGGGTGAACGCTTCAATTGCGGTGGCTTCGTTTTCGGCGTCGACGGTGATTCGGACGTTTGAGCCTTTCGGCGCGAGCTGTGTGCGGCAGACGGGGCAGCGGCGGAAGGCGTGGACGGTGCGCACTGGCTTGATCTCGATCACTTGGCGTCTCCCTCGACATCTGTCAGGTCGTAGATGTGGACCCCGCACGCGGGGCAGCGTCGCAGCGTGTGCGGAGGGCACGGCTCCTCGACGGCGTCGTCCGGCTTCGAGACCTTGCCCGTGACCTTGACGAGCCGGAGCGCGTGCAGGACCGAGGGGGAGGGGCCGGAGCGGATGACGAGGCCGCGGCGTTCTGCTTCCTCGACGAACGCGGCGCAGGCCGTCGCGACGATATGAGGCATGGGGAGATGCTGGTCGGCAATTTCCCACTCGATACTGAGGAGTCCGGCGCCGCTCATTCCCCGGCCTCCTCGGGTGTGATCGGTGTGCCCTGTGAGACGTTGACTAGGGCGTCGATTGGTTCGCCGATTGCTAGGCGGATTTCGCTGGCTTCGTCGGGTGTGCCGGCGTACCTGGCGGCGACGTAGCTTGCTACGTCGGCGAGGTCCGAAGCTGCGACGGCGATCGCGTCCTGCAGCTCATCGACACGGTCGAGCAGGTACGCCATATCCACTGCTGCGTTCTGGTCGAAGGCAGCGACAGCGTCTGTGTAGGCCTTCGCGATCGCGGTGCGGTCTGCGCCTGCGTAGCTGCGCCCAGCGAACGCCACGGCGTTCAGCCTGTCCTTGATCTCGTTGATGGTGGTCATTGGTGGTCCTTCTCTAGGGGTGTTTTGCCCTGTGCGCTCTGGGCGCGGGCTTCGTGCCCGCCCGGGACTCGCACCCGGGTGTCTGCTGGTCGGGCTGCGCGATCTCTTTACCTGCCCCGCCTGTTTTTTCTTGGTTTGCGGGTGGCCTCCCCGTTGGCCGCGCTCATCGGGGAGTGTGCCTTACTCGTCGATGTAGTCGCCCTCACCGACGTTGAGGCGCTCGGATGCTTCCTGGAGCTTGCCGACGATCTCGACATACAGGTCGCGCTTCTTGTCGATCGCTTCACGAGCGAGGCGGCGGGCCGTGAGGTCGTTGATCTGCTTCGTGACCTCAAGATCCTCATCAGCGGAGAGGACCGTCTCCTGTGCGTCGTCTCGCAGAGCCTGCACCTGGAGCGCGTCGAGATAGACCGCGATGTATCGACCTTTCACAGCTCCTCCTCCATCGCTGCGACGACCTCGTCAGAGGCCTTGATAGCGTCGGCCATTCGAGCGGTTGCCTGGGCGAGCGAGAAAGTGCTCCGCATCCCCTGATTGGTTTTTTCAACCATGATCTCGAGCGTCAGAGCGCCCGCGACTTTGATGTACGAGTCTGCGAGCGCGCGAGACCCTCGGTTGGTGGTACCGCCGATCTCTGCTGCCTTGTCTGCGAGCAGGGCCTTGAGAGCCTGGCGTCCGGCCTGCTCTGCGAGGAGGACCGCTGCGATAGCCGCGTCCGTCTGGTCTAGCTCGACTTTGATCTTCTTCTTGAGGTTCACAGTTCTTCTCCTTGTTTAGTTATGGGTGTTAGAGATGTCCGGCATGCCGGGCACCGTCGCGTTGATCCGCTTTGCTATGGCTTCGCGCGCGTCGTCTGCGGCCAAGGCAGCGTCTAGCGCGTTAATGATCTTCGACATCATTTCGTGCTCGTGGCTGAGCACTTGCTTTGCGGCACGAATAGCCACATCGGTGTGGAGCGAGGCGACCTCATCGCAGTCGACCTCAGCGGCGATGCGCTCATCCTTGAGGAAGTTGCGCAGCCACCCGATTTCGTCGAGCTCGAGGGTGAGTGTCATCGGGTTTGTGAGGTGCTTTGCGTTCATCAGGCGGTCTCCTCTTCGGGCTTACGGCCTTCAAGCAGGCGGAGGATGACGAGGCCAACGCCGATACCGAAGGCGATGATCCCGACTGCGAGGACGATCCCGTCAGTGGTCGCGCCCGTCTTAGCGAGGCGCTCCTGCGGGGCCGGAGCAGTAGCCGGCGCGGGTGCCGGCTGCGTCTGCTCGACTGTGGGAGTCGAGGTCGGTTCAGGCTTCGGCGACGGCTTCACAGTGTCTGGCGTCGGCACGGTCGTAGGAGTAGGCGTCGGGGTCGGCGAGGACTGCGGCTCATCCGAGGGAGTCGGAACCGGGGTCGGCTTCGGCGAAGGCTTCGGGAGAGGAGACGGGACCGGCGCAGGCGTCGGCATGCTCGGGTCAGGCGTGGGGACCGGCACGGGCTGCGGCTTGGTCTTACCGTCGCCGTCGGTACCGCCCGAGGCCTTAATCGTCGCGGTCGCCTCAAGGCTTGTGCCATTGATCGTCGCGCGGTTGGTGTAGGCGTTCTGACCCTCGACGTGAGGGGTCGCCGCCGGGTAGACGACGCAGACCAGCGATCCGGCGGGCGGCGTGAATGTCAGCGTATGCGCGGACTCGTCGAGAGACCCGTCGGTCCAGGTCGTAGTCGCCGGATCCCAGGTCGGGCCGGACGAACACTTCACGGCCTTCGGGAGAGCGTTCGTCTCGTCCGTCAGCGTGTAGGTCTTGCCAGCCTCTACAGCCCACTTGATGCCCCAGCCGATTGACTGGTCCGCGTTGGTCCATCCGAACTTAATCGTCTCGGGAGCCGCGTACTCGAAGTGCGCGGGCGTCGAACAGTCGTTCGTGCAGGTGCCCGAGCCGTCACGGTCGCCCCAGACGAGCGTGCGCGTGACTTTGCCGTTCACGACGATCTGCGTGTCCTCGGTGCCTACTGCGGCGTCCGAGAGACGCGCGCGGGCGTGGAAGCTGCCTGTCACGTCGGTCTTGTCCGCGTAGGACGCGGGGACTTCGTCAACCGTGCATGTTAGCGTCGCCTCGTTGGCCTCGCAGTCGCCGATCTTGGTCCCGTCGTCGAGGACGAAGGGAAAGCCGGCATACCACTTGAAGCCGCCGTCCTTGCTGGCAACGGTGAAGTGCTGGCCGACCGCGAGCTTCGGCGCGGTCCAGGTTCCCTCGACGGTGACCTCACTCGAGGTCTGGCGGGAGGACGAGGTGGCCTTGGTGACCTGCGCGGTCATAGTCGGCGCGGCCTCGTCGGCGGCATATGCGGCGCCGTAGGGCAGCGCGAGCGCTGCGAGGGTGAGGGCAGCTCCAGCGGCCCAGATCTTCTGGAGTTTCATCGGTTGGTCTCCTTGTTGGTTTTGCGGATTGACGGGTAATAGGTGAGTCCGCGCGTCGCGCGGCGCTGGGAGTCGTGAGCTTCAGTTGGGAAAGCAAGTGCTCGCTGCCTTGCCTGCCGCACGATCTCTCGTGCGGCCTTGTCGTGGCATGGACGGTCGTCAGGCACTTCGAGTCGGAGTTGCTGAGGCGTCGGCATCAGGCTCGCGCCTCCACGCTCGGCTCATCGAGCCTGAGCACTTCGAGGGTCACGTGGATCTGCTGACGGTCGAGATCGACCGCGATCTTCGGCGTATCGAGCGCGAAGCAGTTATTCAGCTCGGCCTCGATGATGACGTCCTGCGTCGCGAGGCAGATCAGGTGAGGCAGCGGAGCTTCGCCGTCCACGTCGTAGTACCCGAAGTCCACATGCCGCTCGAGTAGCGTCGTGCCCTTCGCGCGTGCCTTCGATGCGGAGCGCTGCATGCGAGCGGCGATCTCCTCGATGGAAGCCGCGCGCGATGCCCCTCGGACTGCGATCCAGGTGAGCAGGCCGCAGCCGACGAAGAGGAGGACCACGACAACGAAGATGGCCGAGGCACTCACAGTCTGCCCGCCTTCCAGTCCGCGCGGATCAAACAGACCGCGAGCGCAAGGAGTCCGAGGGCGGGCCAGAAGGTCCACTCGGGGAGGCCGTCGGGGTTGTCGAGGCCTCGCATCGCGAAACCGAGTGTGAGAGCGGCGGCAAGTGAGCCGCCTGCGATGAGGGTTCGCCAGGGCCGCAGGTGGCGGCGGCGTGTGGTAGTCTGATTCATGGAATCTTCCTTCTCTAGGGGTTCTGCTCGCTCCCAGCGCTTCTACCGCTGGGAGCTCTTCTTTTCGGTGGTGCCGGAGCCGAGGCTCTGGCACTGGTGGTTGAGGTCGTCTCCGCTGTATCGGACCGAGCGCCCGATCTTGATTGCGGCGACCTTGCCTTCGACTCCAAGGCGCTCGACGGTTGAGCGGGAGAGGCTGAGGATGTCCTGGACCTGCTGCGCGGAGTACCAGCGGTCCGGAGCGAACGGGGCGACTGCGGTCATTTTCCGGACACCGCCTTGTCGATCGCTTCTTCGATCCGCTCACCCGCGTCGAGGCCCATATAAACGAGGCGGTCGAGCGCATCCTCTCCGTAGACACACGCGAGGTATACGACGCAGACGATGGCCGGCACTGCGGCGACCGCGAGAACTAGGCCGATGGTCACCGCGACGACGGCGCTCATGCCGGGATGTCCTCGTCGTAGATGCTGCCGTGCGATGCCTGGAGGATCACGACGCCGGTCGTCTTGTCGGCGATTGCATAGCCTCGCGATTTCTCGGGTGCGGGCGCGGTCTCGGTGGTGCGCTCGACTCGGTCGAGGAGCTCACGGACGGACGTGCCGAGCACTGCTGCGAGGCGCTCAACCTCTGGCAAGGTCAGATCTCGGCGCTCGTTGAGCTTGAGGGACAGGCTTGCGCGGCTCATGCGAGCGCGAGCAGCAAGCTCCGTCTGAGATACGCCCTGCTCACGGGCCATGCCCTTGATTACGGCTGCGACCGTCATCTCATGGTTCCTTTCTACATTTGTAGACCAATGGCTACTATATAAGTCTACATTTGGAGATTTTGCAACTCGTTTTCATGTGACATAGGTCTACAAAAGTAGATATGCTTACCTCATGGGAAGCAGATCTCTTAAATCGAGTCCCTTTGAACGCGCCGTCCTAGCTGTACTCAAGGAGCGTCTGCAAAGTCTGGACCTCACTATCGACCGCCTTGCTGAGCGCGCCGGCATCACTCGCGCACGCTGCTACAAGATCTTTGCGGGCGACACTGTTTGCACGATGAGCGACTTCGGCGCGATGTGCGCAGCGCTCGGAGTCAGCGGCGCCGATGTAGCTGCCGAGGCTGAGCAGCGCCTCTCAGACGAAGCCTCTCCGGAATAGCCTCTACGTCCTCGTGCGAGCTGTAGGCTGTCTATATAGATAGGCCTCGCTCAAAGGAGAAGTCATGCACCGGCCCAAAGGCGCTTTCCGGCTCTACTCATCCGACCCTGCGGAGATCATCTGCACCGATACCGAGCTGCTTTATGACTCGAAGCGGCGCGGCGAGCCAATCCAGCGGATCCCACTGACTGACGTCGTCAGCGTCGAAGTTGAGGACGGCGAGGCTATGCAGGCGCGCGTGACCGCGACGCGCCTCGTCACGCTCGGTATCCTCGCGTTCGCTGCGAAAAAAAAGAGCGGCGGCGATAAGTGGCTCATGATCGAGACCCGGCGAGCACTGCTGACCCTGCACTTCGACCGTAAAGCCGTCGACGGACTGATGCGCTTCGTCGCGCACACCCGCGCCGCCGTGAAGGCCGCGCAGTCCCAGCCTGCGCCCGCAGCCCCGCCCGCTCCTATCCGCTGGCCCGGCGCGCCTCAGTAGCCCGCCCCGAAGCCCGGCGGCTGGGGCCGCATATTCCGCTAAACCTTGTGGCGCTGTAGTGGCGCGCACAGATAGGCGCGCCCACTTTTCGGCGCGATTAGGGGCCTCCGTTTCGATTCCCCCCATCTCCACAAACACCCCGGAGTCTCATTGAGATTCCGGGGTTTTCGTTGCCCTCATGCGATTTTCGCCGTCTACCCATGCGCTCATCTATATATCAGGATGCAGCAGGATATATCATTGGCAGTGGCGCAGGCGTGGCGCAGTGTGTGGAAAAAGATTCTGCGCCACTTCCCCGACGAGGAGACAGACATGAGCGGACGCAGAGCCTTCGGCTCGATCAGGAAGGCTCGAAGCGGGCGCTTCGAGGTCCGATACACAGGGCCGGACGGCGGCAAGTACACCGCCGGGCGGTCGTTCGTCCGCAAGGCCGACGCGAGCGCCTTCCTCGCACACGTCGAGGCAGAGATCAGCGAGGGCACCTGGACCAGCCCAAAGGAGAGCCGCGAGCGCGAGCGCGCGCAGGAACTCGCCGCTGAGCGTGCGGCGATGACCTTCGCGGCGTGGTCGGAGAGGTGGCTCGCGTCGCTCGAGCGACTAGGCCGGACCCCTCAGACGATCCAGACGCACACCTATCGGATGCGGCATCTCGTCCCCACCTTCGGCGCGAAGCCCCTCGGGGCGATCAGCGTCGACGACGTCGATACCTGGTATCAGAGTGTCTGGCAGGCCAAAGGTCCGGGCGTCGTGCGGCCTCTCTATATGACGCTGTCGACCTGTATGAACGCCGCGGTGAAGAGTGGCCTCATTGAGGCGAGCCCGTGCAAGGTGCCCGAGGGACAGAAGCATCGGCCCGTCCGCGAGCGCGAGCGCCAGGTCGCTACACCCGAGGAGGTCCGAGCCGCCGCAGACGCCATGCCCGCACGCCTGCGCATCGCCGTCCTACTCGCCGCGTGGTGCCAGACGCGGCTCGGGGGGCTGTGCGGCCTGCAGCGCCGCGC